GAAGAAAGCTCCGCAGGAGCGCAGCCGATTTTGCAAAAATCGTTCAAAGGGGCTTGGGGACAAATTTCCCCAACAAGCGAAAAGTGGCTCCAAGCCACCTTGCTTGCCAAGTGTGAAGCCGGCAGGGTTTGCAGGTTGGCAAGCAGCAAAGAGGGCCCTCTTTGCCCTGCTTGCCAGTTCCTTCTGCGCTCCCTCTGGCGGCGCATTAAAAGCAGATCCTTGTCCGAACAAGCTATTGAAAATTTCAGCATTGTCTGGTAAAATGGCTGTGTATAATAATTCGCACCGGCAGGAAGTGACGAAGGCTCATGGGGCGGCAGCCGCCATGAAAAAAGAACGGGTTTTTGGCGAAAGGGGCTTGACAGCATGAAACGCATCCCCCATAATCAGACAGACAGACAGACAGACAGACAGACAGACAGACAGACAGGATAGCTCTGTCCTTTTGTGCTATCCGAGCAGCATATATATCAGGCGCGCTTTGCCCATGGGTTTTGTGGGCGGGGCGCGCCTTTTGATATACTTTCACAGCTACACCTGTTAAAAAGGAATCGAGGCGATCAATCAGAACAAAGAAGGAGGCTTTTACACATGAAGGGAAAGAAAATCGTATCAACGCTTCTTGCGCTGCTGCTTCTCGCCAGTCTGCCCGTGTCGGCGCTGGCGGCGACCTGGGACATCGGCAAGGGCGACATCACCGTAAACGCCGAGAGCGGCGGGCAGACGGTCAGGCAGGGAGGCGGAGCCGCTGTAGAGGACAGCGCGCCCGTCATTACGGGAACCTCTAAGGAAAACAACGTCACCATCAACGCGGATAGCGGTCAGACCGCAAGCGTCACCCTCTCCGGTGTGAACATCGACGTGCGCGATAAGGGCAAGGCCGCCGTTTCCACCACCGGCGAGGGCAATGTCAGCATCGAGCTGAACGGCGGAAGCACGCTCAGGAGTGGCTATGAGCATGCCGGCCTTGAAAAGAACAACGGCGGCAGCCTGACCATTGCGGACGAGGACAAGAACGGCAAGCTGACCGCCTGGGGCGGCCAACAAGGTGCGGGCATCGGCGGCGGAAGCGGAAAGGACGGCAGCAACATCTTCATCACCGGCGGCGGGGTCAACGCCATCGGCGGCCTCGCCGCCGCAGGCATCGGCGGCGGCCTCGGCGGCAACGGCAGCAACATCACCATTTCCGGCGGCAAGGTCGGGGCCACCAACGGCCTCAACGGCGCAGGCATCGGCGGCGGACAGCACGGCAGCGGCAGCCACATCACTATCTCCGGCGGCGAGGTCAACGCCAGCGGCGGCAAAAACGGCGCAGGCATCGGCGGCGGCCACACAGGAGATGGCAGCGACATCATCATCTCCGGCGGCGAGGTCAGTGCCAGCGGCGGCGTAAACGGCGCAGGCATCGGCGGCGGTCTGCGGAGTAAAGGAAACGACATCACCGTTTCCGGCGACACGAAGCTGAAGGTGCGGGGCGGCGTTGAAGACGATATTGACGGAGCGGGCGCAGGCATCGGCGACGGCGGCAGCAACGCGGACGGAAGCCGGATACCCGGCGCAGAGGTGGAGCCGGATATTTGCGCGCTGAACCCCGGCGGAAAAATCGAATATTACGCGCCCAGCAGTCGCATGTCGGGAACTCCCAACAAAACGGTCACCAACCCCACCGGAGACTTTGTATGGGACAGCGGCACGGTGACGACGCCCGCCACCTGCACGGGAAAGGGGGTCAGGACTTACACCTGCACCAGCTCCTCCCATACAAAAACCGAGGATATCCCCGCCCTGAACCACAGCTTTGCAGGGCAGGAGTATGTTTCCGACAACAACGCCACCTGCGAACAGGACGGCACCAAGACGGCAAGGTGCGTGCGCTACGGCACGGGCGGCTGCACGGAAACGGACACGGTAACGGACACGGGCAGCAAGCTCGGGCATTTCTTTGAGGTTGAGGACTATGTTTCCAACAACGATGCCACCTGCGAGCAGGACGGCACGAAGACGGCAAAGTGCGTGCGCTACGGCACGGGCGGCTGTATGGCAACAGACACGGTAACGGACACGGACAGCAAGCTCGGGCATCTCTTTGAGGACTATGTTTCCAACAACGATGCGACCTATGCACACGACGGCACCAAGACGGCAAAGTGCGTGCGGTATGACCAGTGCGGGGAGACCCACACCATGCCGGATGAGGGAAGCCGGTTAATAGCTCCTCCCCTCTACCGCGTGACCGATAAGGACGGCAGGGACATTGCCTACACGGCCGAGCAAAAGGGCGGCGTGCTGACCGTCACCGTTGACGAGGACCTCGCCATTCTCACGGGCAGACTCAGCGGCATCCGCACTCTCAAGGCGCAGGGCGTGGAGAAGATCGTCTTTGTCACCAAGGGCGCAACGTCAGCGTTCCTGCTCTCCGATTTGCTGGACAAGGGCGAGGGCGGCGAAGCCTACCGGCTCACCCACAACGGCAAGGCCGTCACGTTCACGCTCGGCGAAAGCATGGCGGATGTGAGCGCCATTCTCATCAAGCCGTAAGCGAAATCTCAGAATCCATGCAGGCGGGCAGGCACAAGCTGTGCTTGCCCGCCTTGTCTGCCGAAAAGCAAAACGGGCGGCGGCTGTCAATGGCGCGAAGCGTTCATCTTGACCATTGACGGCTGGCGGCTGCTGCGCTACGGCCCTTTCCAATCTGCAAGCCACAGAACAATTTTGGTAGCCGCTGCCGAAATTACGCTGTCAGCCGCTCCGTCCCGTGGTATTGACGTGCAGCCCCGTCGCTGCTATAATGAAAACACAATTTCAGACACAGGACACCATGCAGACGCAGACGGGCCGAAAGGCTTGACAGGCGGCTGCGTTTTCATTTTCAGATAGGAAAGGGGAAGGATGCGAAGGGAAAAGAGGCACAGACGACAAAAGACGCTCAAGACGCCATTCCTCCGCCGCACGGGAGAAAGCTGCGGCAAAATACTTTTTCGGAGGTGCAACTTGAGCAGGCGGAAAAAGCTCACCAACAACAGCGGCATCCCGCAGCATGAGATCGAGAACATCGCCCGAATTCTGCTGCCGGATATTCTCGCCTTTTACGAAAGTGAGGAAGGGCAGCGGGAATTTGCCGAATGGAAGGCGGCGCAGGACGGGGCAAAAACGGACAAAGACAGCAACGGCGAGAACGTCGCCTGACGATAGATATAAGACAAATCCAAGGGATATATGCTCCTAAAACAGCATGGCAAAGGGGATGGCAGACCGCCATCCCCTTTTGTGCGTTGTTCAGTTTTCATAGGGCTTGTACTCCGTGACGGCGTTCAGATACGCCTCTATATCTTTGGTTTTCTCGGCCCTCTGGGCTTGGATTCGGGACGCTTTACCACGCCGTTTCTGAAATGCGTATCCTCGAATTTCTCGAAGAAAACAAATAATCCGAACCCATCTCCGATTAAGAAGATTTGGTTCGGATTATATTGGTTTGGTGCCGGTGGAGCGACACCCGGAATTATTATAATTTAACGTGGCATCGGGCGAGGCGATTTGGACACCGTCCTCGGAAAAATCAAAATTGCCGTTGGGATCGGCGTCGAGCAGCGTCCAGATGGCAATCTCGTCCTTGCCGACCTCAACGCGGACGACGATGCTTAGCACGGCAGCTTCGTCCTGCATGGCGAGTGCCAACAGCTCGCGCAGGCGAGGCTCGTCAATCTCTGCGCCGGAGACCTGTGCGCGGAGCTGCTGCATGTCGTGCGATATCTTCGCGCGCTCCGCCTCGAGGGCGTTCACCTTTGCCGCGAGGGTCGGGCTGTGCAGCCCGCCGAGCACGGCGTTAACCGCCGCATCGAGTTGCTTTGCTATCTCACAGTCGCGCTTTTGCAGCTCACGGAGCCGCCGAACAGCGGAGCCGCTTAGCTTGCTGCGCTCCTCGCGTAAAATCCGGATAAGCCCATCAACGCTCTCCGGCTGTCCGAGCCGCTGCCGGACTGCATCGGCCACAAGCGCCTCAAGCGTGCCGGCCGGGATGGGGGTGTTGCCGCACAATCCCTTACGGTGCTTTGCGGCACAAGCATAGTAATAGTACCGCTTCGCCCCGCGGTTTGACGCGGTGACAAGCATGGCGCTCTTGCACTCGCGACAAAAAACCTTACCTTTGAGCGGATATTCCCGCGCGCTTGCCGGCCGCCCGGCGGTGCTGCGCTTGTTATCCTGCATTTTTAACTGCACCTTCTCCCACGTCTCCCGGTCTACGATGGCCGGGAGTACGCCCTTGACCACTATGGCGTCCTCCGCTGCGGCGTGGCTGTTCCGCGAGCCGTCCGGGCGCTTGGCGACTTTCCCGAAGATCAAGTCGCCGACATACTTAGGATTTTTGAGGAGATCGTGCAGGCTGTTAACGCCAAAATTTCCGCCGCGCTTGGTGTGCCGCCCCTCGGCGTTAAGTCTGCGGATAATCTCGCGGTACGTCATACCGCTGACGTACAGGCCAAAGATCAGCCGCACCGTCTCGGCCTCAGCGGCGTCAATAACAAGCCGACCGTCGACAACCTTATAGCCAAGCGGCGGCGTGCCTCCGGTGTACAGCCCCTGCTCCGCCATGTATCGCATTTTCGCAACGACCTTTTGCCGGGTCTGCAAAACCCACATTTGATTAAACAGCGCCATGCTGCCTTCGGTCAAAAAATTCGCCGGGTCACGAAGGTCCCCGCCTATCATAGGCTGCGTCACAGACACAACATCGACGCCGAGGCGAGCGAGCTGGTCGCGGAAATCAAACCAAGCCGTAAGCTTGCGAAACATGCGGGACTGGTCGTATATTACCACGGTATCGGCTCCGCCATGCTCAAGCTGCCACATCATGCGGGCATACTCCGGGCGGGTGCCCTTCATGCCGCTTGTGGCCTCATCTGCAAAAACATCAAGCACCGGCAGGCTGCGCTCATCACACCATTTGCGGCAGGCCGAGACCTGCACCTCTATGCTGTCCTCGTTTTGCCTGTCCGTGGAGTAGCGCGCAAGGATATATGCGCCATGCATCAAAACCACCTCACAAAAAAACCGTTTGCGGCTATAGTAACCGCAAACGGGTTTTTTGTCAAGGGCTGGGAGCTTTTGAACTCCTCAGCCATTGCCGCCTCCTAACTCAACGGCTACCGGCAGGAGGCCGAGTAACTGCTGAAACATCATTCTCGTGCTGAGCGGGCAAGAGCGCGAACCGGTCAGCCAAGCCTCGACGGTCTTGACCGAGACCAGAAACCGCGCGGCGAACGCGGCCTGCGTCAGGCCGCTGTACGCGATGATATCGCGCACGGGGCGATGCACCGCGTCCCAGATCAGACGCAGAGTCTCCAGCCGCTTCTGCGACGCGAGCTTTTCGCCCGCGTCCGCGCCCCAGATGGTAGACATGGCGCAGTCGCTGATAAACGCCTCGGCCGAGTCGTACTTACCGGCCTCGGCAACGAGCAAATTGTATTGTGTAACAGTCAAGGTCTCCGTCCTCCTTTTGTTTATGCCGCGGCGCAGAATGCGCGCCTCGGCGTTGTACTTGGCACTCAACCGCCGCAAAGCCTCGCGCTTGCATGCTGATGAGCAGTAGACGTCGGGGCCGCTGGTATCAAACACGGCACCGCAAAGTTTGCAGACTTTGTTGTTAGAGCGGCTGGCCTCTTTCGCGGCGATGCGCTCCTCGGTCATGTACTCGGCATTATACGCCCGCTTGTGCGCGCGAACGTTGTCGAGCACCGCAGCCTCGGCGCACTTTTTGCAGTAGCGCTGTCGGCCAGACTCAACAACATACTCGCCGCCGCAAGCCTCGCAGCGGTCGATGCTGCCGAGCTTGCGCTTGGCGCCGTTACGCTTAAAAGCTCGCTCCCGCGCACGGTTCACCGCGGCCTGACACTCCGGGCAGCGCTTAGATATGGGATACCCCCAAAATGTTGCACCGCAATCAGAGCAGACACGCTCGCGGAAGACGCCCTTGGCTCGCAGCTGCGCGGCGCAAGCCGGGCACATGTAAGCGCCCAGCTTGTCGGTATCAAAAAGGCCGCCACAGCGTTTGCACTTTTTAGTCCTCATGCCTGCCGATTAATAGCAGGGGTTCTCTTTGCTCAGCTCCCACTCTTCGCCAAACTTGGCGGCGTGGGCGGCCTCGTACGTGCTGAAGAATTCCTGCTCGGTGCAGGGGGCGAGCTCGCCGTTGAGCTCTTCACAAAGCTCGTCGTCCATGAGGGCAACTGCTGCGTCGTAGTCGATCTCGGTTCCGTTAATGTTGATAACTTTCATTTTAGTTTCTCCTTTTCTTTTTTTATTGCCAAATCAAGTCAAACTGATCGTACGCGGGGGAGCTGGTCTCGACGTTGTACCAATCGCCGTCATTGTAGCGGGCATCCATAAGAGCCTCACCGACGAGCCCCTCGGAATCGTCCGAAATCTCAAAGCGGACAGCCTTTCCGAGTTCGCGGGCAGCCGCGAGAGTGTGATGCCCGTCGTTTTGCATGGCGTACTCAACACCGTCGATAATACCAACATAAGAGCACGGGATGACAACCTCGTCAACATCTGCGATGTTGAGCATTTTGGACTCTACTATATCCCAATCAATGTAATGCTGGCTGCTGATTATCGTCATTGCTGTGTCCTCCCGTATCTCTTACTGTGTCTATATTATACCCTACAATGCAGGGATAGTCAAGCCTTTTTTACAAAAAATCAGAAAAAAAACAAAAAATCAGGGGGAAACCCCTGATTTTTTTGAACGCTCAGCGGAGCGCGAAGATGCGCGCGAGGAACATGGAGGTGGTCTCCGTCGCCGCCTGCCGCGACTGCTCCGACAGCCAAAAGAAACCGATATTCGGATTGAGCCTATCGACCACCAGCGCGGCGATTATCGTCACAAACAGCAGCGTGATAACCACCACGAGCACAAGCAAGCGCCGCTCCGCGCTGCGCAGCCGCCGCTCGTACTGGGCGAGCTGCTCCCGCGCGAGACTCAGCACGTCTCCGCTGCTGTCCTGCATCATCGCCGACATATCGCCTAGCAGCTCGCGCTGCTGCTCTGCAATCGCCTGATACGCCACACGCTCACAGCTGCCCACCTCCGGCGCGCCGCCCTCCGCGAGCAGCACGTCCGCGATCGGCTGCACCGTATCGCAGACGCGAAAGCTCCAATCCTCGGAGCCGTCGGCAAAGACGCGCTTGACGGTGGACAGCGAGACGCTGCTCCCGGCCTCGGCCACCATCGCACAGATCCGGCCGCAGCTAAGCCCGCGCGCGGCCTTGACGCGCTTTAGACGCAGGATGATGTCCCGCGTCTGCGTGTCCGTAGTCTCCATACTATCTCCCCCTTTTATTTTCGTCGGCCACTCCCCGGCCGATAAAGTCCTCCCTTTGCCGATATAGTCCTTGCGTCGGCCACGCCGCCCGCCTATGCTGATGCCAGAGGCGGCGAGAGCCGCGCGGAAAAATCAACATAAGGAGGACGGCACATGACCTATTATCACCCAAGCCCGAACGGGCACACCCCGCCGCTGCGCGAAAAGCACATACGCGGCGGACACAAAATCATCATCATAGCGGATCCCGACGACCCGCAGGTGCGGCGGCTGCTGGAGCTGCTGACACAGGACGAGCCGACGCCGCCGTTAAGCTCTTGAGACAAGCGTAACACCAATTTTAAAAAATGTCAAGAAATGGGGGTGTAAAAAATAGAGTTGACGGCGGAGCGGGAGGAAATGCTGCGCGAGGTTATCGCAATGCTGATAGCGGACGCGGAGCTGCGGCAACTGAAAATCATACTTGCCTACATCACGGCGTATCTGGCGTAGGCAAAAAAAGAAAAGCGAGGGCTTACCCCTCGCTTTTCTTAGCGCATACCCAGCTCAGAGCGCAGCGCGTCCTGCAAAAGCTGCGAAAAGTTGATATCGCGCTCCTGTGCCGCCGCATTAAGCCACGCGGGAAGCGTAACCGTGCGGTTAACGGAGCGGTTGACCTGCGCCCGCCGCACGGACGGCATGAACACATCAACGAGCACCGCGCGCTCATTGGGCGCAAGCACCACGTCAGTAAGCCGGGACGGCTGCGGCATAGGTGCGCCGTCCTCCTCCAAGCCGTAGAGAACGCAGCCGAGCAGCTCCCGCGCAGAGAGCAGCGCGTCATCATCGTTCGTGCCGCTTGTAGCTGCGTCGAGGTCAGGGAACACAACGGAAATCTCCTGCCCGTCCTCGTAGCCAAAGACGGCGGGGTAAAAATAACGGTCGGGGTTCTTTGCCATACAAAACAGCTCCTTTCAAAAAAACGTCGGAGGGGAGGGGCTCACCTGAACGTAAGCCCCGATTGCCTCTCTACGCTGTCAAGCGTCTTGCGGGGGATATCCCGGCAGGGGTGCTTGACTGTGACCCGCCCGGACTTTGCCGGGTGCTTAAACTGATAATGGCTACCGACTACGTTAACCATATACCAGCCGTCAGCCTTGAGAGCGGCAATCACTTCGCGCGATGAGTAACTTTTCATGCTCTCCCCTCCTGACACATATATAATAACACATATAATTATATTTGTCAATAAGAAAAGCAAATATTTTTATATTTGCCGCTTTTCGGCGCGAGACGGAGCGGGAAAACAAACCTATTGTCAAAAAATTTTGGCTGCGGTAAAATGGCAATAGGAGGAGATGCGATGGAAAACGAAAAAGAAGCCTTTTACCGCAGAATGATTGAGGAGCTTATCGCCGAAGCGAGCGCTGAACAACTCAAAACCATTTACGCATTTTTAGCAGCATACATACGTTAGCACAAGGCGGGGCATATGCCCTGCCTTGTGCTATTTTAACAAAATCTGCCGTAAAAATTTGTGATAAGAAGAATTACAAACCGTGATATAATAAATTATCATTTTTAGGGGGAAAGAAAACCATGCGACCGTTAATAAACTACTGCAAACGTTGTGGAAAGAAAGTCTTTTTAGTGCCGCTGGAAGACGGCGACATCTGTTCGAGCTGCGCGAGAAAAGAGCGAATAGAAAAAACAGAGCAAAGGCTGAAAGAAGAAAAGCGACAAGCGGAAATTGAAGCCAAGGAAGAGCAAGAACGGCAACAACGCGCAAAAGAAATCTACGACAGAATACTAAAAATTGCAAAACTACCAAGTAAATACATACTGCGAATGGAGGGGACGCTTGAAGCCGTGCAACAATATGCCGCAACATGCAGCGAAGTTATAGACAAGCTGAAAGAAGCGGAAGAAAATGAACAATTTTTGAAAGCGTACCAATCTCTGTGGAATGCTAATGATTTTAAATTTGAGTTTTGGCACCCATATGGCGACGAAAGAAACAATCGCGCATACCTCCAACACGGCGAAAATGAATATACTAAGGAGCTTGAGTACGCGCAAAAAATCATAAATAATTCGGCACTTGCAGAAAAGCAAATTAAAGAAGTACCGCGTGCCGCCATTAAAAGGACGGCAAGTGAATTTACGCCAGATGAAGACCCCGACTTTACAAATATCAAGCTCGGCAATGTTACGGCCAGCACCAGCCGCACACAGTTGGCTGACTATATAGTGATAGACACAGAAACAACCGGCCTTTCACCATCAAAAAATGAGATTTTACAAATAGCAGCCGTAAAATACGAAGCATTTACACCGGTAGAGGCATTTGTAACCTATATAAAGCCGAAGAATGGCATCGATGAAGAAGCCCAGAAAATAAACGGAATAACTGAAGAAATGGTGCAAAATGCGCCGGAAATAGAAGAAATCGTTAACAGCTTCCGCGCGTTTGTCGGCAGCAAGCTGCCGCTTGTAGGCCACAACATAATTTTTGACCTCAAATTTTTGTGCAAAGCGGGCTGTGTGAGCCTTAAGCCCAAAAGAAAATACTACGATACCGTAACTTTGGCAAAAAAAGCGCTTAAAGAAATTGCCCCAGCAAATTACAAGCTGGATACTTTGGCGAGAAACGTACTGTATATCATAAGAGACGACGCGCATGATGCCCTATCTGACGCAAATGTAACAGGCATCCTGTTTGACTCGCTGACCGCTCACATAACGGGAGACGACTGATAAATAAAAAAGGACTCGGCAGAATTTCTGCCGAGTCCTTTTTTTATTTATCAAGATTATCGCCACCAGCGCCGGGCTGGGCAATGCCGTATACGTCACGGCAAAAAGCCTCTATCGCGTCCCACGATTCGAGCGGGAGCTTTGCCAGAGCGGCTATAAAGCGCTTGCGGACACTGCCGTCCGGGTCTCGGCTCAACTCACCGAAAAAGGCGGCAAGCTCCTCCTCACGGCTGACTTGCTGCCGCATCGGTTCTGCACCACAAGCGAGCCAGTCTGGATTAACAGAAAATTCGCGGCATATATCGGAGATAAGCCGAGGACTTGGGCTGCGGACTCCAGCGTATATCTGCGCGGCGTATGCCGGGGCTATACCTACACGTCGCGCAAAGTCAGATTTGTTACCACCGCACTCACTGTCAACGATAACCGCAATGCGCTCTTTTAACGTATCCAAAAAATCACCTCCTGCTGACCCTATAATAGCACGGCAAAAGCAAAAAAGCAAGAATAACTTTTAAGCATAGCTAAAAATATTTTTGAAAATGGACTTGACATTTAAGCTGAGCTGTGGTATCTTTTAGCTAAGCTATACAGCGTTAATGCATGGCTTAGTAGAGCAAAGGAGGAGCAAGCAATGACGATACTGGACAAGCTGCGTCCCACCCCGGACAGGGTGGAGCAGATGCGCGAGCTGCTGGACGAGCTGAGCGACCGGCAGCGCGAGGAGATCGCGGCAATAATGACCGGGATGCTGATACAGGCAGAGCTTACAGAGCGCCGGGCAGGGTGACGCGATGTACACGAGAGACTACGGGTCCAAAGACGCGCCGGATTGCACGGGACGCCCAAGCACCAAGATATCCGTGAGGGAGTACAGCGAGGGCGTGGCATATGACGGCACAGTAAAAAGCTTTTGCAAACTGTGCTGCCCGCCCGGCCACAGGGAGCGCCGGAACTGCAAAAGCGACAGGTGCCCGATGGGGCGCGAGCAGAAGCCGCCAAAACCCATTTATTATGGCCGATGGACGCGAAAAGGGTACTGCAAGTATGTATGCAAGCTCCCCAACAAACCGGAGGTGTGCAAAACTGAGGAGTGCCCGATGGGCACGCCGCCAGCGCCTCCTGAACCGAGCCAGATAGTCCGGTGCAGAGACTGTAAGCATCTGCGGATAAAGGCCAACCATGATAAGCCGATCTATTTTTACGGGGGCGAGCAGCTTACCTACTACGCCCGCGAGGACGAGAGGTTTACCTGCTGCGCCCGCGAGGCAAGGGAGCGCGGCAGAGACCAAGATGCGATACCGGAGCACATAGTACACCCGGACGAGTTTTGCAGCTTGGGAGAGAGAGCGGAGGTGGGCGACTGATGGGCGCGCCGATGATAATCCCCCGAGCGGGCGGCCACGTCCCGCCCGCCACGGAGCAGGAAAAGACCAGGGCCGCGGAGCTTATACTCCGCGCCTACATATCGCAGCACCCGGAGGCGCTGCAGGAAAAGGAGGAAAAAACATGATAAAAATCGAGCACGGTAACCTCAGCATCAGCGGCTCAGGCGAAGAGACGACGGCCGACCTGCTGTCGGTGCTTACCGGCTACCGCGAGATGCTTATTGAGCAGGGCGGACTGACTCCGGAGCGGGCAGGCGACTTTATGGAGACGATCTGCGACTTAAGCGGCAAGCCGTACGCACGGCAGGCAATCAACTGCATAGAGAGCCTTGGCAACCGCACCCCACCCGCCGCCGAGACTGACGAGAAGAAGCAGCCCGAACGCAACGACAGATGGGTAGCGCTTGTGCTGGCAACCTTGGCGATGATATTTGGCACGTACCCAAGGGGCGACGAGCCGCAGGCATAAAAAAAGCCCGACGCCGTAGCGCCGGGATGGGAGGGCGCCGCGGGGAAACGGCGCTTATGAAAAGATTACTTACGCGGCGATCCTCGCGGCGTACCTAAAAAAACACCCGGAGGAGCGGGAGACGCTCTACCGGGGGAACGGAGGAGAAAAATGACCATAAAAGAGTTTGCCGAGCGCACCGGCTTTGAGCCGACCTCCGCGGAGTACGAGGAAATAGAAAGAGCCTACTACGACTTTGACGGAGACAAGGACGCCTTTTGCAAGGACTTCGCACGCACCGGCGGCGAGAAAAAGATTTACCAGCGCCGCGCGGAATACATTGCCGAGCTGGAGAGCCAGCTCATGGACGCTGAGAAAGAGCACAAGATGGAAATCGCCAAGCTTCGCGCCGAGCTTGCAAAGGTGCGCGAAGAACTCGACGCAGAGCTTGACTGGCAGTTTAGTGTCAACACGGGCACAAACATGGAGCAGGCACGCTATGCCAAGCTCGCTAAATGCGGCACCGTAATGACGGACGATGTCGCATGCGTGTTCATCGCGGAGGAATGCGGCTTTAACGTGATGAAAATCCGCATACGGCATGAGGTGAGCACATACGAGATCAACAAGCATCATCAGCTCCGCAAATCGGCCACATTTGACCGGCAGCCGGTGTTCAAGGCAACTAACTGGAACTACGTCCGCTTTGACTGCGGGAGGTGGATGTACGAGCTGGTAGACGGAGAACTCTACTTTTACAGCTGCTGAGGCGCTTCGCGCCGAACAAAAATAAAAGCCCCGGCGCCGAAGCGCCGGGGCGTGCCCCGGGGAGAAGAAAACGGGGCATAGGAAAAACTACGCTTATATTATAGCAAAAAGGGAGAGATTTTGCAAGATGGATGTACCAACAAACGGCGAGGTAATCGCGTGGGCGGTGCTTGCGATGAGCACGGGCTATGCGGCGATACGCTTTTTTATCCGCGAGTGCATCACGGCGGATCGCCGGGAAGAGGAGCGCCGCAATGCCGACTTATAAAACCAGAGTACACCGCGACGGACGTCGGCGCGACGAGACTCAGCCGTACCTGCACACGGCGCGGCACTCGATGTCGCCGACCGCCAAGCTGGCCGTTGCGATAGTGCAGCAGGCCGTCGAGGACTGGGACGGGCTTATAAAGCGCAAGGCGTGGCGGCTCGGCGGGCAGCAGCCCGTCAGCGCACAGTCCTCCGCCGCAGGCGCGAACTCTACGTTTACGGAGATACGGCTATTCTTCCGCCGCGGCTTCATTGAGCTGCTCCTGCCAGACGGCTCGGCGCTGACGCCGGAGGGGATGTTGGAGATTTTGGAGCGCCGCCTACAGACGGCGATGGAGGCGGACACCGAATGGATGCAGCAGCAAAAAGAGATGCAGGCCGATGCGGCGAGTGCCCATACCTCCGCATAGAGCAGGGACCGGGCGGGACGACCTGCGCCCGGTGCTTTGACCCGGACAACAGGGAGATAGAGCGGTGGTACGGCCGCACGATAGATTACAGCGCGAGCGGGCGCGCAGATTTCAGGCGCAGTACGCGCCGCCCGGCGTGGTGCAAAAGGAGAGACTACACAAAATGACAGACACACAGACACAGGCCCTCGCAAAGATAGACGAGGGGGCAAAGGCTGCGGGCTTCGGCCGGGTCGCGGACGCGATGAAGGACTTTGTAGCGACGGCGCTGCGGGATTTTATCCGCCAGGACGCGGAGTTTGCGCAGGCAGTCGTACAGGGCGGGAGTTTTGCCGAGTGCATGGCGGCGGTGGCCAAGGGCGTGGGCTCGCACATAAGCGATTTTGGCGCATACGGCAAGGCCGCGGCGTTTTACTTCCCCGGCTGCAAGATCCGCTACAAGATGGAGCTTGACCTTATCGGAGACACGGCGGCGGAGGAGCCTGCGGACAAGCCCGCAGGGCTGCTGCTCGACCTCTCGGCGTTTTTGTGATATGTGGACAAAAGACTATAGCGAGCTTACGGACGAGCTGCCCGCAGAGCTTGAGCACTTCCCGCCGATAGACACGGCGGCAGTGACAAAATACGCAAACCGGCTGTTTAAGCCGTACTTATTTACGCGGCACGACGCAAAACGAAGAGTCACGGAGCTGCAGTGCAGCCTCTGCGGCGCGGAGATGACGATATACGACGAGCTTATGCCCCCGGAGGCTATGGACGCGGTATACGCCGGACATAACGAGGGCGTGTTCTGCCCCGCCTGCGGGGAGCTTATGACCGCAAAGCACGTCGGCAGGCTTGGCAGGCGCAAGGGGCTTGCCGAATGGCACCCGCTTTTGATTTTGACGGAGCGGGAGGGCGAGATATACGCGCGCGGCTACTGGATGCGCAAGCTGTACCTCGGCCGGCTCACGGCAAAGCCGGAGTTTATGCCGACGAGCTTTTATCGCTTCGCGCCCGGCCGGGCGGAGATATACAAAGTGTACTACGGGCGCATAGCGCGGGAGGAGCTGACCGGCGACTATAACCCCGCGCGGCGCGTTATCACGGAGCCGTTTACTACAGGCGGCTACATGGGCGGCTATGAGCCGTATGCCGTGTACGGCATGGAGGAGGTGGAGCGGAGCTTTGCACGGTACTGCGGGCGGGAGACCACCTGCCCCGGCTATCTCGTGGAGTGGGGCGCGGAGTGCGTCCGGGTGCAGAGAGACTTGTGCAAGTTTTTGGCGCTATGCTGCATCTACCCGCGGCAGGTGGAGATGCTCAACAAAACGGGATTTGAGGACATTGTGGACGAGATGGTCAAAGGGCGGCGCAAATGCGCGGCGGTATTTAACTGGCGCGCGGAGAGCTACAAGGACGCCTTTGGCCTCACAAAGCAGGAGCTGCGCGCATGGCGCGACAGCGGCGCACCGATAGACGCGATAGCGGACTACAAGCGCCTCCGCCGCGCGGGGCAGCCGGCAGACTTTGCACAGCTTGCGGCGATATATCGCAGCTACGGCGATGTGCAAAAGTTTTTCAAAGCGGCGCGGCGCGCCGGCTTGCAGCCGGCAGAGCTGCACCGATACATCACAAAGCAGATAGTGGACAAGCGGACGGCCACCCACTGGGAAATGCTCGGCCTCTTAACCGACTACTACGACATGGCACAGCGACTCGGCTGGGAGCTTGGCAGCACGGAGGCACCGTGGACGCCGCGAGACCTCCGAGCCAAGCACGACGAGGCGGCGGAGGAGCAAAAGCTGCAGACGATGCGCCGGCGGGCGGCGGTGCTTGCGGCAATGCAGGCGGCGGCCGAGGAGAGCCTTGCGCGCCGCCGTGAAAAGTACAACGCCGAGCGGGGCGGGTACATAATCCGCATAGCGGACACGGCAGAGGAGATACAGATAGAGGGGCGGACGCTGCACCACTGCGTCGGCGGCTACGCCGAGCGGCACCTTGCCGATAAGCTGACCATCTGCTTTATACGCTGCGCGGAGACACCCTCGGCGGCACTGTACACCGTGGAGATGCAGGGCAACCGCCTTATACAGATCCACGGCTACAAAAACGACCTTGGCAAGCCGGCAGACCAAAGGCCGGAGAGCGTGATGGCGTGGCTGCTTGAGCCTTGGCTTGAGTGGCTTCGGCGCGGAAGCCCGCGCGACAAGAACGGCCAGCCGCAGTGGCCGAAAACCAAGAAGAAGGAGACAAACGCAGCATGACGGAGAGCATGACACCCTCCCGCGATATACGGGAGATCACGGCGGAGATACGCACCATACAGGACAGCGTCCGCCGCACAGCGCTTTCGGGCGCGATAGAGATAGGCCGTCGCCTGACGGAGGCAAAGGAGCTTTTGCAGCACGGTGAGTGGGGCGACTGGCTCAAGCGGGAGTTTGAGTTTTCGCAGTCCACAGCGTCCCGGCTGATGCAGCTTTTCCGGGAGTACGGCGCGGATCAGGGCAGCCTTTTCGGCGCGGAGACAAAGTATGCAACGTTGCAAAATATCAGTGTTTCCAACGCTTTGCGGCTCATTGCCATACCCGACGAGGAGCGCGAGGAGTTTGCGGCGGAGCATGATATCGAGCACAAGAGCGCCCGCGAGGTGGACGAGCTGATACGCCAGAGGCAGGAGGCGGACGCCCGCGCGGCGGCAGCGGAAAAGGCACTTACCGACGCCGACGAGGGGCACGCCCTTGCTATGGCGGAGCTTGACGAGCGCCTCCACAGCGCACAGCAGGCCGAGCGCGACGCGAAGAGCATAGCCGAGACGGCCAATGCCCGCGTGAAGGCGCTCGCGGCGGAGCGCGACAAGACCGCCGCCGAGCTTGAGGAGCTGCGCTCCCGCCCTATCGAGGTGGCGGTGCAGGTGGACGAGGAGGCCGTCAAAAAGGCGGCGGAGGAAGCCAAGGCCGAGGCCGAGCAGAAGGCAAAGGCAAAGCTTGAAAAGCTGGAGAAGAAGCTCACGGCGGCGACGCAGGAGCTTGAGGCATACAAGGACGGAGACAACAAAGAGCTTGAGCAGAGCCGCGCTCGCGCTGCGGCGCTTGAAAAAGAGCTTGCGGAGGAGCGGGAGCGCGCCCGCAAAGCGGCAGAGCTGCAGGACGCTGACGTGAGCGCCTTTGGCGTCCATTTTGTAAACGTGCAGCGCGACTTTAACGATTTGCTCGTCGCGCTGAACAAGGTTCGCGCCGCGGCGCCGGAAACCGGGGAAAAGCTGACCAGCGCCGTGCGGGCGCTGGTGGAAAAGATAGGAGGCACACTATGAGCGATACAACAATTAAGGACGTCCAGGATTTGCGACAGCTTACCGAGGAGGAGCAAAATCAGGAGCGGCAGCGCCGACAAATGAAGATATTTGAGCGCACGGCGGAGATGACAGAGTGGGCATATGGGCGGTGGAGAGCCTGCGTTGAGGATGGCGCCCTAGCACAGGCCAGAGAGTACGCAAAGATGTTTGCCCAGCTCCGTAGCCTGCCGATACCCTACGCATGGTATGGGGGGCGCGCCATATGAAACTATCTAAAATAGCAAAACTTTGCGTACGCGCAAAGAGACTGTACCTCTACGACGACCCGGAGCGCGGCATACAGTGGGTAGGCGACGGGCGCAGTATGTACCCGCTGTATATGATGCCGGAGCTTACCACGGAGACGGTGCTGCGAGTGCTCGACGTAAAAGACAAAGACTTTGACAAAATCGCGGTGAGCAAGGCTGACCTGCCGAGCCACATCGACTGCTCAGACGGCACCGACGATATACTGCTGCCGGAGGCAGGGATAAGCATAGGCTACGCATCGGAGGTGCTTGAGCCGATGAGGCTTTCGAGCGGGCTGCGCTTTCTCAATCCTTTTTATCTCGCGCCGGTGCAGGACAAGCCGGACTTGATGCTCTATGAGCGCGAGACGGCCGCTGGCGAGCCGTATATTGTGGCAAAAGCCGGGCTTATGGTACAGGCACTGATACAGCCGCTCAGCGTCACAGATGACAAGCTTTTAGACCAGCTTGAGACGCTGGCGCGGGAGCTACGGCAGATGATGCAGACGGACGAGACGGACACGGACACGGACACATACAGGGCGCTGCCGTGGGCGGTGGACGAAAACGGGGAGGTAATCTGATATGTACATACATCCACTACATCTGATTTTACTTACGTTCGCGGCGCTGGCCGCGGGGGCTTTTACCGCATTCGTACTGCGCGGCGACTATTGGCGCCGCCAGAGCGCGAGCCTTGAGCGAGATTACACGATGCTCCGCGGCCGACTGCGCGAGAGTATGGAGGAGGAGCTGCAGCAGGCTAAAGTTGCGGCCGAGAGCTGGAGACTGCGCAACGACGAGCTGCGCAAGCAGAACAACGCGCTGGAGATAAGCTTGGACGCGGCGTCTCAGCAACTGGACAAAACCCGCGACACGCTCAAAAAAACCGACAGCATGAGACTGTCTGCAAGTTCGGCGGCCAAGGCGATGCACGAGCGGCTTGACCTACTGTACATCCTCATTCCCGCGGTGCTGCGTATGCCGCGCAACGACGCAGACGCCCTGCTGACCGAGCTGCCGGCAGATATAGGCGCGATGCAAAACACGGAGCTATTTGAGGTTTGCGACAAATACATCAACGGCGGGGGCTGATAC